ATCTCCTTGAACAAGATACACCATTGTGTATGCAGGTACGTCATCACCACTATCAACGTGTAATGCTCCTGCGTGTTCTTTTGTAGTAAGATTAATTTGTATTTGGTTTAATTGTATATCACCAACGTCATCGTCGATCATATGCTTATGATGTTCAAAAGCGTGCCAAACTGCTTTTAAAGTCCACGGTGCTTTATGTACTTGTTCGTGAGTGTATTGTTGACTAAAGATTGGGTGACCTTGATCAGGCCCTAAACCTCTGTGTCCATAACTAACTGGAGTGTTTAGTACTTGACTTATGGCTTGGTCATGTAACCATTGTGGCACCACATCGTCAAGTACTATTATTTTATCAAGATCATAGTTCATAAGTTAATTATAAACTATCTTTGCTGAAAAGTCAAGCTCTTTTTTACAAATCGCCCTTGACTCTGTTTTCGGAATAATGTGCATCAAATTCACCACCAGGATAACGTGCTTTAAGTTTATCAATATTCATTTGAATAACTTCGTTAGGATCAATGTCTAATGCCATACATCCTTGCATCCAATACCACATGATATCACCTAGTTCACGTTGCATGTGCCAAATGTTATCCTTATCTAAAGGCTTACCTTGGAACATAATTTTTTTAATAATTTCGGTAAATTCGCCTGCTTCGGCTCCTAGTCCCATAGAGGCAGTTAATAGTCTTGGCATATTAACTTCTGGGGAATAGTTTAGTTGTGCCCAATGACTTGTAAAGTCTTCATTCTTTGAGCTTTCGTCGGAAGTAACTGCGTCAACAAATTCTTTATATTTGTTTAGGTCAATCTCAGCCATAAGATAATCCTCTTTCTTTTATAGGGTGTTATGCACGAACGAATTCGCTTGGGTCAATACTAGGTTGTGATAAGTCTGTTTCAGAACCCATACCATCATCACTTGGTTTTTCTTTACTTGTAAGCATAATGCCATTAACATCAATTAGCCTAAGTTCAATCTCACCATGATCTGGGTCATCAGTAATAAAGCCTCTACTCCAACGACCATGCTCTACATAGATCAAATCGCCATCTTCATAAGGGTCTTTATTTTCGTGTCCGATTGCATAGATCTTGCACCATCTAGGACGGATGCCTCTTTCCTTGCCATCGTCACTTGACAAAATAATACCACCTTTAGTAGTACGTTCGCCAAATTCCATATCCATTGCAAGTACACCGTCATGAATTGGACGCACCTTGCCAGATACTTTTGTTTTCATCTTAGGGCCTTGGCCCATCATAGTAGTATTAAGTTCCATTAGTCACCTTTTTTCACAAAATTACCATCAGCGTCTTCTACCCACGCTGTACCGGTTTCGTCAGCTTCTTCGTCAATAGCCGCCATCTCTGCTTCTACTTTAGAAGGAGTAGCTTTTGTTGCTTTTTTTGGTGTAGCTTTAACAGTTTCTTTAACTTCTGCTACAGGTTCTGCAACTGGCTGTTGTGCCGGTTGTGTTCCTGCTACTTCGTCTGCAACTGCTTGTGGATGATCTTTGTAATACTCGTCTAAAATTTCATCACGCTTACGAATGATTTTGCCACCTGGGCCTAATTCATCACCACGTGCATTAACTCTAGCATTTCCTACTGCTGGTGTAAGTTCATTACGTTGGCGTAGTAGATCCATATCAACGGACTTACCTTGCATACTTTTGTAAACTTTACGACCTGTTTGCTTCATTGCCATAATTATATTCTCCTGGTTATATACGTATTTATCTCATGAACTCATGGTAGTCTAGGTCAAACTGGCAGGAATCTACTTTATGTACACCAATTAAGTATAGCACATAGCTGGATACACTACTACCTCTACCTACACCCCATACAATATTGTGTTCACGCATAAAGTCTACCAAATATACCATATACTTTAATAAGTCAAACATATTACGTCTATCGTACTCTGTTAGTTCTTCACATGTTCTAGCCATTTTAGCAGTATCGTTTGGACACTTATCTAATACGTAATTGTAAATATCCATATCTTTGTACTTCTTGGGCATGAACCAATCTTCTTGAAGTGCTTCATCAAATTCTTCTTTGTTAACGTCTAACGGTATATAGGTATTAAGTCCTGTTAGTCCGTTATCTTTTGCTAATGTATTAAACTTATCAATATCGTCACTTGGATCACAAAGAACAACATGACACTTGTCGATATGTCCTGTATAGATCATATCAATTAAGTCTTTGTTTGTAAATCTGGGGATACCCAAGTCGTCAGTTTTCATAAGCATACACTTATTTTAACTTATGTTGATAAGATTGTCAAGATCTTTATTGCCATCTTCTGGTTTTGATTTGCTCGATCTGTCTATCATTTCTAACTTATACGTATCTAACATAGTTTGGATTTGATATTGAGCTTCGGGATTTCTAGTTTGGAACCACTTTTGAGTTAGGCTATTAACCTTTTCTGATATTTCTTCATCTGTTAAAGACGAGAGATCTGATAGTAGTGGATGATCCATTATTTAATACCTTATGAGAATTGACCGACGTACTGTGCGTAAACTGTTATGCCACCGTCGTAAGTCCATACATCAACACAAACTGGATCATCATTGCTGTTTACAATAAACGGTGATGGAAAAGGATTATCTCCATTTACACCATACTTAATAGTTCCGTTTTCTGTAGCAAAAGAAACTGTACGTGCTGTACTGTCGCCTAGTGTGTCTAAAAGCATTAGTCTAATCTTACCAACTTTGTTAGCAGTAGGCCAATCAGTAAATGTTAGTGTAAGTGTGTTAGATCCAATAGTAAATGTTTGGAAGTTACCGTTAGTAAAACTTACGTTTGTTGGACCTGTAACAGTACCACCTGGGTAATGTTTTTCTGTGTTAGCAATTAGGTTTGCTCCACTTACATCGTTACCTAGAAAGTTATTAGCCGCATTTAATTTTGCAGTATTTGTCTGCAAATCTTCAATTTCATTCTTTGCGGCTGTGAAATTGTTCTTAATAGTATTGAAGTTATTTCTAAATCCTTGGCTGTCGTTGTCTTGTCCAGCTACCGGAAATGTCGAATCAATACTCGTGTTATCAATATTACTTGCCATATTTGTTCCTCTCTAGTGTATGTATTTATCCGTGTTAAACATTATATTGATAGTTTCCGAAAGCAATATATTGTTCATCGCTGTTGCCTGTTGTAGCATCAACAATGTATCTATCAATTTCAAAGTCTAAATTCTTAAAATCGAACCCACTATTAGTTATATTTAATAAAATTTGTGCCGCTGTTCCTGGTTTACAGTAGCATAAAGGTACTGCTGTTACATACCCTAATTCTTGTACACCTGATCCTTGGGCAGTTGACATCCAAATTGGTAAGAAACTTCCTTCTGTAATACCCGATTCTGCTATGTTTTCACGCATATTTGTTACGTTACTTACAAAGCGTTTTTGGTCAGCTGGGTTACTAATTTGGATAGCATCACTGTCTACTTTAATAGTATTGTGTGTTGGTCTAAATCTAAACGGATCACTACTTGTAGTAGCAATTTGTCCTGCTCGTAATGTAGCACCATTTCTAGTTGTAATTTCAATAGTTCCGTTTGCATCGTATATAACAGAACCTGATCTAGTAATAATTTCTAAGTCATTACCAAATGCTCTAACATTAATAATTTGATTAATACTATTTCTAATTTGGAAAACAGCTTCACCTGCTCCTTCTTTACTAGCATCATCACGTGTTTCAAACTCAACACTATCAACTGTAATTTTGTCTTTATTAGCAATATCTATTGTTTTAGCTACTTTACCTTTAGTTGCTTCTAATGGATCGTTTACTTCTACATAAATTACTTCGTATAGTACTGTGCTTGATCCACTGTTTTTAGCTTCAGCAATTTTTAAATTTCCAAAGTTAAATCTTTTACGTTTATGATTTTTTCTAGAAGCCGCAACGTACTCTTTAATTTCTTTAGTTTCAATACCAGCGTATACTAACATCTTAACTTCTTTTTGTAAACCAAATTGTGCATCGTTTGGTCTGTAAATACTATTTGGTGTAAAGATGTTACTGTCACCAATAAAGTTTTTGTATATTTGTCGTTGTGTTTCTTTAAATAACGGCTTAACGTATAAGTTACTATATGTTAAGTTATCAGGATCTTTTACAATAATATTAAATGATCTAGTTGTTGAACTAAATCCAAAGCGGTCTCTTGCTTGTACTGTAAAGATAAACTTTCTATCTATAGTTGTAGTACCACCGTCAAGTGTAAACTGATTATTATCAATAGTTGAAAGACCATCGCTAGTACCAGTTGCAAACTGTCTAACTTTACCAACAATTTCTCCATCAAAGTTTAAACTTAATCCTGGTGGAAGTCTACCACTTGCTAATGTGTAAAGTAATGAACTGTCTGTAACACTTGTTAATGCATTTACATAAAACGTACTAACAAAGTTTGCTTTGATACTTCCTAAGTCTGATGTTGTTGTCCACTTAATTGTACTTTCAACTTCACCTAATATTTTAACTGTAAATGTTTTTCTTTTTTCAGCAATTAGTTCTTGCCCAATACTTGTAAAGCGTTGTGCATTAATTGTAAATGTGTATTCTTTTGTAACTGCTGGTTGGTATGGAACACGACCTGCAATTTCACCAGTAGTAATATCTAATACCATTCCTGGTGGAAGTGTACTAGGAGTGTTGTCAGGATTAGTTGCTTCAAATGTGTATGTCAAATCACCTAGTACAGCTTGTGGATCAAACACATCTAAGTAAATTGTTACATAGTTATTTGCACGTTTAAATCCTAAGTCTGCTGGAGTTAACCAAACAGGTGTTCTTAAATAAGTGTTGTCTGCTTTAAATACACCAGTACCAATTTGCATAACGGTGTTGTCAGCACGTAGGAAATCATCTCCTACAAGAAATATTTCAAATGCTCTTTTAATAATTGTATCGCCATCACTTACACTTACATCAAATGCATATCTGCGATTTAATTTTTTTCTACTTTGTGTAAGAATAGCATCATCGTATCCTTTTGTATCGTAGTAATAACTTTCAAATCCGTTAGCACTTCTTAAACCAAAATCAAATGCATATGAGTCAAACTGTGATGAATCGTAAAATCCACTACCTGCATTTTTATCTATTGCTAAAATAGGATCAACAATTCCTACTAAACGTCCGTCTGATGTTAATTGTAATCCTGGCGGCAATTCTCCGTCACCATCACCAATAAAATATTCAAGTGTTTGCCCTGTAGGCAAATCAGCATCAATTGCTTCTAATTGAAAGTCGACAATACTACTATCTAAAACAAATGTAGCACTTCCTCGTCCTAGTGGTAATAGTCCTTCTGATGTTGACCATACTGGATCATCAGGTCCTTCAATAGTTATTGTAAATGTTCTATCTCTTAACCCGTCATCATTAGTTGCACGTAATACAAATTTAAATTCGGTGTTACGTGATACTTCAAAAGGTGTACCAACAATCTTACTTTGTTCTAATCTCATACCAGGTGGTAATTCGCCACTGATTAATGTAACAACATCTGTGTTTAAGCTGATACTAGTTGTTGATCCATTTGCTAGATAAATGTCTTTTAGAATTGACGGTGTATATGTAAAGTAACTTCTTACAATATCCCTATACCATAATTCAGTTGTTACATAGTCACTACTTCCACTTGTTTTGTAGTGTAGTACTTGTCCTGACAAGTATGAATAATAATATGTATTATATTGTCCGTAAAATGTTCCACCAACATCTGGTATTTGTCCACCAATATAGCCTTGCGACTTAGCCCATTGATATGCTGTTTCTTGTCCACTTAACCATGTAACTGGTGTTGTACTATAGTTAGGTGCTACGTTAGTACTAGGGTCAACAAAACCTCCTACGTAGGGCATCATATCGTTCGTTGTAGCAACATCTGTGTCACCATCAGTACTTTGTATCGTTAATATTCTTTTACCTTGTTTAACAGACGTATTTGTGTTATAGTCGTCTGCGGCATTACCTGTATTTGCTTCTGATGAAGGAAAGTAAAAAGTTCCGTTTCTAAACATTGGATTAAACAATGGAGCATTAATAGTAGCATAATCTTTTATGCCAACTACGTCTAATTCTAGTATTGCACGATTAACTAACAGTCCACCGTTATTAATACCAAGTAGTTTAATTTCTCCACCGTCTACGTTTGAAAATTGTTTAAGTTTAGCAACTAGCTGACGTAACATTTCAATGTCTGGTGCTTTGTTATTATCTTCGTCAATTACATTCCAGTCATTTAACGGTTTATCTGGAGCAATAATAATATGGTCTCCTAGATAGTTTTGCCATTCGTTAACCATATTAGCACCTGTACTACCTTGCGGGTGTAATATAATAACAACAGGAATTAGTTTACCTGTTAAACTTGGAATTGTTGGAACACGTATAGCTGGGGTTGGATATGTTGTAGTTACGTTAGCACCATAAGTATCAACGTGGTCAATACTAATGCTAATATTACTAGCATTACCTAACGCTGGTTGCGCCGGAAAACTTAAACTTTGATTGCTAGGATTAAATCCACTGTTGCCGCCAACAGTCGGGTCCAACGGTAATGAAACCGATGTTGTAACTCTTTCTTGTAGAGTTGCTAGATTATAACCTGATTTTTGAGTCCAACTTGGTACTGCCATTTTTGCATATCCTTTAACTTACTAGTATTTATCGGATATGTTATTATTAGAATGCACGTTGTTGTTTAGTGCTAGGACCTACAATGTATGGGTATACAGGCTGTAAACTTGCATCTACGCTTAGATAGTATGCATATGTACCTGCTGGATATTCTGGAGTTTTTGCAAATCTACCATTGTATTCATCTAGTGTACCTGTACCTATTTGATATTCGTGATCGTTAACAAATGATCCTGCTGTTTTTTCTGAATACAAATAACCACGTCCTGGACGTTCACTGCTATAGTATTGATATGAACTAGTCATTCTAACTACTACTGAAGCTGGATCGTTAAAGTCTGAATAACCATAAGGTCCGTAAATAGGATAACCGTCAAATGCGTAACCTACAATTTTACTGTGTCCATCTGTATGTCTAAAGTGATCTCCACTGAAGTTACTTCCTGTGTAATATGTTGGAGTTGGACTTGCTTCTGTAGCAACCATGTCTGTATTCCAACCTGCTGTTGCTTCTGCAGAACCTGTTGGTAAAAATAAGAACATTGCTGACATATAATGATATTGACCATTTGTTTCTGGCCAACCACCTGCATCGTCACTTCCGTAATTTGTTCTAAATTGTTGTGCGTTATATTCAAAGCCTACTGATGGTGCATCTGCTGTAGCATCTAACCCTGGGGGTACAACGCCAACACCTGCTGATGGTCCGTAAAATACAACACCATTTGACATAATGCCTAGTGGTGCTAATGAAGTAATCAGCTGTGCGTTTTCAGTATTCTCTCCACCTCTGAATGTGAATGAATAGTTATAAGTTTGCGATTGTGCGGTGTTCGAACTAGGTGCAAATGCATTGTTGCCGAACGTTTTACCAAATTGTGCTGGATTAGGTAATCCATTTGATGTAATTGTTAATGTTGCCATATTAGCTTACCACTCCTGCGTCAAAATTTCTAGCATCAGGAGTCATATATCCTCCAAAGTCTATATCTGTTTCGTAAAGTAGCCAGTCACTAAAGCCCCTTACATCATTACTTAGTGTTCCAAAATCAAATCCTGCTGTATTTGGTTCAATACTTCTAATATCAATTCCGTATACTAATCCTTGTAAATTACCTGTTACAGGTCCGTTAAAATCACTTGCTGTAATAGTTCCAACATTACTTATGTTAAAACCAGCGGCATCTAAGTTGCCAC